TTTTCAAACCCGAAGGCTCACGCAATCCATTTAAGTTACCTGAGTCGCACGCTGATATTTATGAAGCATTCAGTATTAACCAAAGTAAAATACTTATACTATCGGATTTACATTTCCCTTATCAACATAATGATGCAATTACCTTGGCTTTAGAGTATGGGTTACAAAAAGAAGTTAATTGTATATTAATCAATGGGGATTTAATTGATTTCGCTACCATATCACGACACGAAAAGAACTGGAGGGATAGAAGTGTATACGAAGAGTTTGAGTCAGTTAAAACGTTTCTAAAGACGCTTAGAGATACATTTCCTGACGCAAAGATTATTTACAAACTAGGTAATCATGATGAACGATTTGAAAAGTACTTATTTGTTAAAGCTCCTGAGATATTTGACTGTACTGACTTTAAGTTAGAAATACTTTTGAGATTAGGCGAATTAAGAATTGAGATTGTTAAAGATAAACTACCCATAAATATCGGTAAGTTAACAGTACTTCACGGTCATGAACTTGTAGGTGGTTCCGGCGGAGTCAACCCAGCTCGTGGTGCTTTTGTTAAAACACTTTCAAATATCTTAATAGGGCACTTTCATAAAACCTCAAACCACGTGGAATCTACCATGCACAAAGATGTAATTTCGGTACATTCTCAAGGGTGCTTGTGTGGGATGAATCCTTTATACATGCCTATAAATAAATGGAACTTAGGATTTAGTTACGTAGAGCACGAGATTAAAACAGGTCAATTTATAATTCACAATCTTAAAATAATCAACGGAAGGGTTTATTAATGGACTTGCAATGGCTTAAGTTAGATGTACTATTCCCTATTCAAAGTGGGTTAGATAACGAAGAGATATCCGAGATTGATACGATTAGGTTAAAGTCCGAAGGTATTGAGGATGGATTTGAAACTGGAACAGCATATTGTAATATCGGACATGACCCAATAGTACAAATAAATCCGAGATGTTTTATTCCCAAAGGTAAACAGAATAGGAAGTATTACTCAGAGATAGTATTTCAGTCCGGTACAATAGTTTACGGACTTGGTAAGCCTGATGTAATATATTCTAAACTTAGTGAGTACGTGAACCAGTTCGATACTCCGACGGATACAGAAACATCCGAGTAAGTAACTTCATATCAGCGAACTTAGTTTTGTGTTCAAAGTCGCTTAAGTTACCACAAAGTAAATCATTCTCCATTTGAGATATTAACTTAAGTAATCCGTTTTTTTGTTCTTTTAATCCTTGATAGTTACTTAAACTAAATCCATTACGCTTTGCTATGGCTGTTATTAAGTACTTATGTTCCATTATAAGACGTTCTGATTCTTTATAATCTTTACCTGATATTTCGTTTAACCTTTCGGCTATTTTAATTGATTTGTCGTTCATAGATTTCTTTAGTGTATAGTTTCATTTCTCACCTACTTGTATTTTATCTCTCATCCATTTAGCACCATTGTAGAATACTTCTTTATTACTTTCAAACATAAAGTCTTTTGTCTGTGCTATAATCTCCTCATCACTTGGTAGTTGTATTGGTGTAAATGAATTTGCCATCTGCATAGTTGTTCTTACAACATCTTTCCAGCACCCTATACAATGAGCACCATCGCATTCAATATTTTTAGGTAAAAACGCTTTTTGTAATTCCTCTAAAATTTGTTTTATTTGTTCTTCTGTATATAGTTTCATTTGTTAAATGTTTCATTGTAGTATTCTTCTGAAGTTCCATTACATCCACAATCAAATTCTCCTTTATCATATGCTTCTATTATCTCCTTTTTGTGCATTTCTTTGGCTTGTTGTTGAAGATGGTCAAGATTAGTATAACTTAATGGCTTGTTCCCATCAAAATAACCTTGCTTAAGCATTTGTTCAATTAACCATTCTATTGATGTCTGTTTCATAGAAAATATTTGCTAAAAAAGTAATTATAGTGGAAAATATTTACTCACTTTCTAATTGGTCTAATAATACAGCGTAGTTTGCAAGGTCGAGAATGCTATCCGATATCGACTCATTATTAACCTCCCTTGTGCGTAATAACACTCCGAGCCTTGCTACTTTCGTTGCGATTAAATTTAAACAGTTTAACTGTCCCGATGTCCCAGTAATTGCGCCAGCCAGTTTAAAGTTACTAAGACGATCAGCTCCAGCGTAATCGTTACCTTTCTTAAAAATCGTTTCACGCATCTTTTTAGTGAACTGATTAAAGTGTTGCTCCTGTTCATCTAAAGTCATTTTATTCGAGTTATGCGTACACCAATATCCATCTTTTCTGTTTTAAACTTCTTCTCTGGAGCTTTGCGCTTTACGAACATGCACACAGCCGCGCTCATTTTTAACTGAGTTTCATTAACCATTAATTGGTCACCGATTTGTAACGAGCTAAAGTCGTACTTGATTTTTCTGCCTTTCATTTTATTGTTAGTTGAGTTGTTGACTTACCTATTAAATAAGTATTTGTATCTAAGGTAAGTTCATAGATAACAAATCCTTCACCGTGAGCAACTTCCTTGATGTTCTCACTTTGTAGTGGTTTCATCGGTACCTGAGTACACGAAGCCAGTAGTAATCCTAATATATATTTCATATTTCAAAATTAATTATTTAAACTAACATAACCAAATATTGACAATTTGTTCCCTTATAAATTTCCTATTTTCATTATTTTACCATCAAACCTTAAACCAACCTCACCGGTCTGGAGTCCACGACCTTTAGCGATATCGAATAGCATTAAGCCTTTAGTATCTATTGGCTTGCCTTTATACTCGTATCCGTTGGGGAATAGCTCGTAATACTCAGGTCTAAAAATAAAACTAACAATATCAGCGTCCTGTTCTATACTTCCAGACTCCCTAAGGTCACTTAATAACGGTCGTTTATCAGGACGTTCCTCACATTTTCTACTTAACTGACTTAAAGCAATTACAGGTATATTTAAGTCTTTAGCTATTTGTTTTAAGCCTCTTGATATTGAGCTAATCTCTTGTTCCCTACTACCTTCACCCTCGCCCCTCATTAACTGAAGATAATCAACTATGATTAATTTAATACCACGTTCGTACTTAAGTTTCTTAGCTTTAGATTTTAGGTCTGAGATACTTAACACTGAGCTGTCATCAATATACATGGGAGCATCGGATAATCTTTTAAAGGAGTTATTCATTACTTCAATATCATTTAATCCTATTCTTTTTTGATTAATTAGAGTTGAAGGTATATAAGATTCCGATGAGGCTAAGCGACCTGTTAACTCACTTGCAGTCATTTCTAAACTAAAGAACGCTACAGGAATATTATTTAGAACAGGGATTTTAGCTAAATGTAAAGCGACTGCTGTTTTACCCATAGCAGGACGTGCCGCTATTATAATCAAGTTACCATTCTGCCACCCTCCAGTAATAGAGTCTAATTCATTTAAGCCTGATAGTATTCCGGTCGGTTGACCTGAGCTGATAACTTCGTAAATATCACTAACCATTGAAGTATAAATTTCTTTAAGGCTTTTTACTTTATCTAACTTAAACGTGGTAATATCGGATATCTTATTGTTAATATCTTCAATTATTTCTAAAGGGTCATTAACTATATCCGCTGTTTTCTTTTGAATTTGTAATCCCAAAAATGATAATTCTCTAATTAAATAAACTTCAACTAACCTATTAATTAAAAAGTTTAAATTCCCTATTTCATTTGTTAAACTAGTTATATAATAAGGACCTCCAATTTGGTCTAATTGCCCTCTTTTTTTAAGTTCCAAACATACGGTAACGGTGTCTATGTTAAAACCACCCTTTAAAAGCTCACACATTGCGTTATAAACGCACTTCGTTTCAAAGTGATAGAAATACTCATCTTTTAATTTATCTGCGCTTAAAACGAATTCCTGAGGGAATACTAAAATTGTACCTAGTAAATTCTCTTCTAACTTTTTCATAAATACTGATTACGTTGTGCTTTTTGAGGCCCCGAACTTACGGTTATTTTTTTAATGTATGGCAAAGTATTTAACAAAGTAGCTTTCCAGTATACTATTTTTTGGTACTTACCTTGACGGTTAATACTCCAATCAGCCTCCACCCAGCTATCGTACTTTAACTTTAAGTCGGTAGGGTCAACATTTGGTTCTTTGCTTTTGGCATATTCTAAAAAAATATCATATACCGGTATCTCATTCTTAATAGCCCTTTCTTTATTATTATTATTATTCTCTTTATTATTATCTTTATTATTATCTTTATTATT